TTATTTGCTTTTGCTTGAGTTAAATCTCTAGCAGTGCAACTTGGTCCCATGATCAAATAATCAACCTGAACTTCGTCCTTGTTAGAGAACTTATCATAGGATGTCATTAGATCTGCTAATGTGGCAGTCATACCACCATTTTCACCAGTAGCAGGAACTCCAGCACTGTAGTCTTCACCACCACCAAGAGCATAAGTTACATTTCCTATTGCAGCAAATGTATTGTCTTGTGCTTTCTGACCCCAAAGTCCTTGAGCAGTTGTGTTTGGAGTAAAGTTAGTTGAGAATCCAGTTGCTCTTGGTTCAACAGGATGACCATCTTTAGTGTTATGTGCTAAATCAATAGCTTGTGATGGATTATATCCAGCAAATATATTGTCTGAGAAATCTGCAACAAACTGTTTGTAGTAAATTTTCTGTGGAGAATTTACTGCAGATACAGCATCTAATGCTTTAGATAGACTTACATGCTTCTCAAGAATCTGTCCTTTGATACCAGATATAGTTCCAAAGTCATCAACAACTGCTACGTGAATACCATCACCTTCACCATTTCTATCGGTTACATAAACGTTAGAAGTTGGTTTTGGTGCGATTGATTTCCAGAAAACTACTGAGTTTTCTAGTGCCAAGGTTTGATTGTTATACCAGTCACTAGAACTAGCAACATCATAGGATCCAGTAACTGAGGATAATCCAGCGTTACCATGATCTCCATTTACAAAGAATAAACTATCGCTAGTATCAAATGAAGCATATTGTGTATTCTCTGCATAGTCGATTCTAGTTTCAACTCCACTACCATCAACTCTTGCTGTGACCTTTACATCAATAGATGAAGTACCACCAGTAGAATCTGTAGTAACACCAGTGATGATACCTTTAAGATGTCCACTAAATGTAGATGTGCTTCCTGCACCAGGAACAACTACACCAGATAGTGCTGCCGTAACACCAAATCCAATTCTTGCACCAGCAAGGAATGGACTTACCGTTGTAATTCCTAGAGTTTGATCTGCTAAGTCATCTATGACGCAAACTTTTAATCCATTTGCCCAAGAACCAGGGTTTTTAGCAGCCCATGTATACGCTGAAGACTCAGCATAGTTTTCTTGGTAGTCATCATAGTTTTTGATTTTCAAAACGGAGGTAGAGGCGACACCTACGCCAGCATTTGCATTATTTAAATTTGTGTTATCCGATCTGCAAACTTTTAAAACACCACCATATCCCAAGTAAGATGCTGCACTCATCCAATACTCATATTGGGCATCTGTTGAAAGTGGTTTACCGAAGACATTAATCAAGTCTTCTTCTGTAGAAATATCAATAGGGTCATCAATAGGTCCAATTGGAAAAGGTCCAGCAATTGCACCAATGTTGTCCAATACATTCTCAGCTCTTCCTACCGTTAAATCAACCTCCCTGGTCAGTACTCCAGGAGATAATTGAGGAGTCGCCATGCTTTTTGTCTCCGTTAGTCTCAGTTTATCTGAAAATATTTATTAAAAACTACATTTACGAGAGGTATTCCCACATATATGATCTATCACCGTATTCATCTGCCTTAAACCATTGATCCCCTTCTGCGTCAACAAAGGAATCATCTCCTAATCCATCGTCCATAAAACCAAATGGTGCCATGTCTTGTTCTATGGCATTTTTTTGTTCTTCATATAACCTTTTACGTACATCTTGATCAGTAAGTTCTTTAAAATAATCTTGTTGAACCAACCATGCATATATGACAAGACACATGGCAAGGTCATCATTACAACCCTCTTCTGCTTCAAATGAATTATTTTTTTGAATGAATGTTGTTAACTCACTCATAATATCATAATCACAAGAAAGAAGTTTATCAGACTCTATTAATGTTTTTAAGTTAAGAGCACCAACTTTCTTAACTGTCTTAGACATCTTAACTCCTAATTGAGTTTTTTTACCAGAAAATCCTTGACCCACAACTTGGCCTGCTCTTCCCCTCATAGAACACATTAGAAGATTTTTATATTCAAGATCATAATTTAATATAGATGCTACTTGATCACCCACATCATTTACCTCACATAAAATAAACGCATCATTATAACTCTTACCAACCTCATTAATAATAGAGGGAAACAACATTGGTTTTATATCATTACTTCTATATTTTGCAACAACTGAATGAGGAAATTCTGTGATATCAACTATTACAAAAGCAGAATAATCTTTATTTACACCACGAGCAACATCAACTGCAATTACATAATCATGATCTTTCTGTGGATCAACATATACATCTAAACCAGCACTTCTTGTGGATGGTTCTTGATAAACCATATTCCTCAATTTGCTAGGAGCAATAAGAGTATCAACAGATCCTAAGAACTCACACTCAAACTCAATCTTAAATTGTTGTTCTGATGTGTTTGCAATTGTCTGTTCTCGCCAAACATCATCTCTACCTGGTACTTCAGACCAATGAACATCAGTTGGCACATATTCATTTTTTCCTCTTTCTGCGTCGTGCCAATATCTATAAAAATGGTTCATCCCATGAGGGGTAGAAACCATTATTACTTTCGTACTTTTACCACTAGTAATAGTAGGATAAACAGAGGCAAAAAACGAATCAGCAATATGATTTGGAACGAATGCAAACTCATCCAGAAACAGGATGTTGAAAGACATTCCTCGAACAGCACTGGCAGAAGTTGACGCAGCCAAGATTCTGGAACCATTTTCTAACTCCAAACTACCTTTATTCCAAGATATGATACCCTGCTGCATCCATTTAGGTAAGTTTTCATATGCAGTTTGCAGTCTACCTAATAGATCTCTAGCAGTCGCTGCCTTGTTAGCAAGAATACCAATATTAACATTATCATTAAAGACAGCATAATGCAACAGATAAGACACAGACGTTGTAGACTTACCAGTCTGTCTGGGCATTTTACAAATATTAAATCTATTCTCGTGAAAATTTCTAATTAGTTTTTCTTGAAAATCATAAGGTTTGAATCCAACCAAACCCTCATCCAAACTTACTATCTTTACGTGTTGTTTAGCAAAATATACGGGATCATTCTTACATGCCATGAACTCAAGAATTTGCTCTTTAGTAAATTCTTGTTGAACATTCGCTTTCTTTAAAAGCGGATTACCTAAGTAGACATTTTCCATAATTTAAATCATAAATTTTTTATCATGTTCGATAGTTTGTTGTTGTAGTTCTAGTATTTTTTCTAAATTCTCGACCTTCTTCTTTAATTCCTTTGTTTTATTATCCTCCTGTTGTTTGGAGGATTGGTTCTCCAGGTTCATGTTCCGATACTTGGTAATTCCAGAGTTTACAGCCAGGATACACTTTTCTCACTTGATCCTGAACTTCTCTGCGTGATGGTTTTTTGACTGAAGGGAAGAACATTTTTAACATGTAATTCTTTCCTCTCCAAGCCAAATATACGTCGATAATATTTCCGACTTTGTTGTAATTTGGTAAGCGTGTTGCCTCATTTATTTCATCAGATGTATCTATGTATGAGAATCTATGTTTTGGTACCTTCATAGGTTCTGGTTTAATTATGTCAATAAACTCATAAGAAACTCCGCTTAATTCATTTTTAAAGTTAGTGTCTTCACCAATGTAACTAACAATTTTATCACCAACCTTTACATTGTTTTCTGTGAACCATCCTCTATTTACCTCTAATGCATATAAAACATCTGCATCAGAATAAACGGGACTGCTCCTTAAAGGTTGTAATTCTTTGATAGATTCAATGACACCATCTTCATTGATAAAAGCAATATCTAATGGAATGGTTGTATGTCTCATGTGAAAAGACTTTTCACCAACTTCATCAAAAATGAATAACATTCCACTATCAGAATCTAAACTTTCCCTAAACATCAACCCCAATTCAAATTGAGCAGGTGTTTTTGGAACTTCAATTTTTAAAGGTATTCTTACAGATTCTCCCATTCCACCTCCACCGTTTCCACCACCATTTCCACCACCATTGCCACCGCCATTGCCGTGACCTCCATTACCATTACCATTACCGTTTCCATTACCATTGCCATTTCCATTTTTTCCATTACCATTTTTCTTTTCAGTATCCCGAACCAAATACCCACCACGACCTGCATGATAACCTTTAGGCATTGGTTTACATTTCTTTTCATCGTAGCAATAATATTGCCCTTTGGGACACTTTTTCATGGGAAAATTATTAATACCTATTCTATATTTATGTTATACAGTAATTTTATCTGCTTGTATGGTGACAGTGGCTGATGATGAACTTCCCATATTAACTTGCATTAATACATTACTTCCACTAATTGTAACAGTAAATGTTCCTAACATTGATCCTGTTGCCATAGCAAATTGTTCCACTATGGTTGCAGTTGTTCCGTCATGGATAATACCATACATTCCAGATTGATATGCAGATCCTTGTGTTATTAACACTTTAACAAATGCTGTACGGAAAGATGCTTTTGCAAATGAGAATACAGTGGTTGCACTTGTTGATGATACGGAAGTATCTTCCTCACTAGCACCTGGTAAGTCAGTTAATCCAGCACCAGAACCACTAAATGATGTTGCTGTTAAAGTTCCGTTTGATGAATTGAAGGTTAAATTAGAACCTGTTTTTGGTGCTACGTTTCCTGTGTCAGACGTTGCGAATAGTGGGAAGCAGGTAGTATCCGAAGATTCATCTGCAGCAGTAACGTTAGTTGCATTAGTTGCATTAGTTACTGTGACCCCTGCAATATGAGTATCTAACGCTGTGCCATTAACAGTGATCGCATCTGCCTCTAATGTCCCATCAATATCTGCATCACCTGAGATGTCTAAACTAGCAGCAACAACGTCTCCTACTGTAATATTTGGTGTTCCAGTGATTCCAGCAGCATTAGTTGCGTTAGTTACTGTTACTCCTGCAATTACTGTGTTTAAAGCAGTTCCATCAACTGTTATAGCATCAGCTTCAAGAGTTCCATCAACATCTACGTTACCAGATATATCTAAACTAGCAGCAGTTATTATACCGATGGTGTTAACATTACCTACTGATGATATCGTTGCAGCAATTCCAGCAAGAGGGCCAATGTTTAATGCTGTTGCAGTCAATATACCAGTGACTGATGTATCTGACTGATCTAAAGATGTTATTGTTCCTGCAACAGATAGGTTTCCATTTACAGTTGCATTAGTTAATACTACACTTGGATTTCCACTAAGGCCAGTTGCACTACCACTTAAAGCTCCACTGAAAATTGTGGCAGTTAAAGTTCCTGAATTTGGATTATATGTAAATCCAGTATCAGATTCTGCACCCTGACCACCTGTAGCACCATCTACAAATATTGGGAATACTGTTTCATCAGCATTATTATTTGCAGAAACGGTGATGTTAGTTGCTGTGGTTGCTGTAGTTGCTGAAGTAGCAGTATCAGCATTACCAGTCACATCACCTGTTACATCTCCAACCAAATCTCCTTTAAATCCACCACTCGCAGTAGTAACACCTGTAATATTAACGTTACTTAAGAATGTTGCTGGAGTTGCTGTCTGAATATTATCTGTGGATGCAACACCTGTTAATCCCGTTCCATCTCCAGTAAAAGATGTAGCGGTTACTATCCCTGAGAATGTAGCATTACCGTTAGCAGCAATAGTAGCAGCTGTGCCAACTTGGAATCCTCCAGAAGACGTTACGATACCAGAAGAATTAATATTACCCGATACTACAGTTCCTACGGTAACATTTGGAGTTCCTGTTAAACCTTGTGCATTAGTTGCAAGTGTTGCTGTATCTGCATTACCAGATGTATTTTGATTACCTGCTTCATTAACGCCTGGTAAATTTATATTTGCACTTCCATTAAATGATACGCCACCAATCGTTCTAGCTGTCTCAAGTGTTTTGGCGGTAGAAGCAATATTACTATTTGTTTGAACAGCATTGCCCATGTAACCGTGGGCTGAGCATTGATAGTGCAGAACTTGTGGTGTGGTGTCTGTTACTTCTAAATCAACATAACCAGATCCTACGGTAACTCCTGTTGTATATTGAGTTACCTTTCCAGCATCAAGATAGAATCTAAAGGGATGAGAACCATTTGAACTATCCGACACATCAAAACGATATGTTCTACCAGGATTTAAAGTTAAGAATGGAGCTTGAACACCATCAAGAACATATCCTAAACCACTACCTTGTCCGAAATATCTGTGTTCTCCATTTACTTTATCTGCAACTATAACAGTGATGGTTGTTGTTCCACCATAAAGTGATGATATGTGATTACTTAAAGTTGTAACACCAGTTACATTAATACCATTGCTGGTAATTTGTATTCCCTTAGTTGCTGTTACAATACCTGTTGAGAATATATC